TATCTGTTTTGTTGATGTACATCTGGTACCCATGAAACAAAAAATCTACCTTGTTTACTAGGAAAGAATTGTACACTAGTATCTTTAATTCCACCTTCCCATTGAAAATTACCCTGAGTTATTACTCCAGAGTATTTCAAATCTTCGTTATAATCTATTTGTTCGTAAATCTTTGTTAAATTAAACAAAGACTGTTTAGTCTCATCTCTGAACGCGTGTTTTTCAGTACGTGGAAACTGTCTATATAATTCATTAAGTGCGTCTGGGTCATTCTTAAGGCCATCTACCTCATTCTCCCAGTGTTCAATGACACCGATTTCAATCTTTTGACCATCGATTCCTTCAACTTCTTGTTTCGGAGTGTCAAAGACAGGGTATCCATAAGTATCAATGTATCCTTCGTAGTTCCATTCCATAGGTATGAACAGAGAATATAATCCTGAGCTAGTCTGTCCATTGCGGTTTCTTTTGGTAACATCTGAGTCATAATAAAGTTTTTTGTAGTTTCTACCACCTTTGTCAAGAGCATTGCTCGTTGACCCCATCATACATTTACCAATAATCTTACTACCTAATCTTAACGTTGTTTTGGTAACTCTCCAGTTATTGAGAATATTTTCAGGTTTTTCCCATTTTCCCGCCTCATCATGTACAAGTAATGCAAGTTTCTCTCCGTCATAGGAGTTATCACCAGTATTTTTCCAGTCGATAGTGGTGTCAAGTCCAATGATTTCTTCAATCTGCTCATTTGTATCCAACTTTTTTCTAGTGAATCTGGAAGCTGGAACCCTATAAGCAAGTTCGGTTTTCGGTCGGTCCATCCCGTCTTGAATGGGTTTGAAAAAGAATGGGTAATTAACTGAGATTGGAACAATTTTATCTGTGAACATTTTTTTAGCATCTGCACCTGATTTCGATAAGACACCGAATCTAGCGTCGCTAGATATTGTCGCAAGGTTGACCGTTTCCCCTGACGCCATAAAAGAAAAGCCACTTCGTCTATTTTTAAGGTAGCACATTCCATAGCATCTTGTATCAGCTTTGCACGCTTCCCAGAAAATAAAGAAGAGTCTATTTGCTTCTCGAAAATCGGCTTGGCCGACATCGATCTTTGACCATTGGAGATACATGTAGTGAGTACCAGTAAGATAGGTAGGAACACCTTTATTATAGAACCAAAAGCCTTCTTCACGTCTTTTAAATTCATTATCAATATATCCATGTAAATTTTGTTTGAATGTTTCTGGGTAAGCTTTCCAATCAAATATAGTTTTAATTTTTTTCAGTTCTGGTCTATGCGTAAACACTTCCCAGTATTGTTCTGATTTTTTATCAGATCTTTTATAAATATCGTCTACAGCGGGTAATGCTATCCTAAGATTTTGGATTTCATATACTTCACCAATTTTACCAGTTTTTGATATAACGACGATATCATATTCTTTATTGTATCCATATTCCCATTTTTTATGTCTATTTAACCTTTTAATTACTTGAGGTTTAATAGGTTCTATTACTTTATATAATGTTTGTTCGTACATTATTTAGATCTTCTTTCAGCAAATCCACTAAAGGTATTATCCTTTTTTTCTGTAGGTTTGTTATCTAATATATTTTTTTCTTCTTCAATACGTGTAAGTATTTCAAACGCATCAAATATAGCAAGCTTTTTTGTAGCAGCTGCATTTTTTAGTCTGTCAGCAGATATATCATCTTCTGAATCTACTATAGGCTCTTTTGCAACCTTAATTAACTCATCAACTGCTCTTTGCCCAGCTTGGATTATATTCTTCTTCGTTTCCTTTACGTTCATACTTAATTACAATATCATTAGATTTCATACAATAAAGACGTTTATTATCTACAATAAAGTCATATTCTCCAAATGGAGTATAACCTACAACGTCCCCCTCGCTTATTTCTAACGCTTCTAACGCACTATTACCGTATTTTAGTATACCAATAAGGCTTTGCTCTAAAGAAGTGTTAATTTCATCATAATTTTTTAGTGGTGCTATAAAGCATCTATCGCCAAATGCATTCCATTTATTGTCTCTTTTGTATAAATATACTTGATCCAATTGAACAAAATACATATTATCTTTGAAATAAGCTCTACTATTTTTTTCATTTCCTCTAATATCATAAAATCTTCTAAATACATTGTGGTGTATTAATACAAGATCACCAGGTTTTATAGGTGTTTTATATGCTAAAGGAGTTGAAATAACTTTTCCTATGTTATTAACAGATTTGTAACTTTCAAGCTTAGTATTAATTATTAAGCTTTTGTCACCTAATTTTACTTCATTATTATATCGCTGGCCGTAAGGCTCAACGATAAAATCGAATAAACTGTTCATTAATATTCTAAGTCGTACTCAACGGATATTGCCATGTTAGAATTAAACTTCTTCCATGGCAACACCTCGTCATTTTTTTTGATAAAAATGTTGTAAGAATTGTCTTTTTGATCAGATATTATATGTGATATAGTATGACCACCATATACAGACTGACCAACAGAATAATGCATTGCATCGGTTTTATAATCAGAACCAATGCTGATTTTTCTGATAACTGACGACATTATTCCTCTTTTTTATCTTCTTCTTTTTCAATTGGCTCATATGTACCATCAGCTAAATTAATATTTACTGATCCATATTCTTCCTCAAGTTCTTTTTTAAACTCTTCGGTTTTTTTGTTAACCTCATGAAATTGTGCTAATACTGCGGTTTTTTGGACTTCTAAAATTCCTGTTTCATTTAAAAGTTGATTTAACTTTTGTTGAAACTCTTGAATTTTCTTTAATTGGTCTTCTTTGATTTTGTTTGGTTCACTCATTTTAATTGAATTTAATTTATTAATTTTACTTATTAATATAGTTACGTGTTTTATTTATTTTTTAAATATACTTGTAACCTTTTCTCCACTCCGTCCACCGAAATAGGCTAGAACGACGGCCATCATGACCTTTTCAAAAGTGTCATTCCATGTTTCACCTATGTGAAACGGTATTGTGTCCACACTATCCAGTAATCCTGCTAGTGAAAATACAACAATACACCACACTAAAACTAATGGGCGTACATTCTTCGAAAGCCAAGAATCTGATGCGGCATCCGCCTGCCACCTTGAAGTAATAGACTCCATTTCTTTATTCTGCTGTTCGTAGATTAATTGTTGTAATTTGATTTTGTCATCAGAACTTACATCTGATTTACCTATAGCTGCTATAGCTTCTCCTGGTGACGTTACTCCTTTAAGTACATTCCCTAATGTAGGGTTTACTATTGAAGCAGCACCAAATAAAAGTTTACCTACAGTACTTTCTGCGAATTTCTTTTTAGGTTTTGACATG